CTTCGAAGGCGCTGGCGCAATTGATGATACCGGTAACACATACGTTGGTATGTTGTCTGGCCGTATCAAAGTATTCATCGACCCGTTCGCAACTGTTGATTACGTTACTGTTGGATACCGTGGTTCAAACGCATATGACGCTGGTATGTTCTACTGCCCATACGTTCCTTTGACCATGATGAAAACTATTGGTGAGAACGACTTCCAACCTAAGATCGGTTTCAAAACCCGTTATGGTATGGTAGCTAACCCATTCGCATCTGCTGTTCCTGGCGATGACACTGGCGCAGTACGTTCTAACCCTTACTTCCGCATCTTTGCTGTTGCAAACTTGTTGAAGTCTTAATCTTAACTGATTAATCAAAGCCTCCGAAAGGAGGCTTTTTTTTGCTTATAAATAAGTATATGTTCAGGAGGATGTTTTATGACAGAAATAGATCAGGCAGAATTAAAAACAAGCAAAAATATAGGTTTGTTGCAACCATCAAAATTTCACGTGACTATTGAGGGTCCTGAAATTCCTAAGGGCTTTGACTTACTAGCAACATCGGTGAATATAGACGCAATAGATACAAACAATGTTTCATATGCATATGGCTTCCAATCATTACCAATTCCCGGAGAAATGATGGCAGCAGGTAACTTATCAATTGATTATATCATTGATGAGAATATGAATAATTATGCGGTCCTATATAATATGATGAATGCTATGGTTCGGTCAGATAATCCTGAGGATTATTATATTACAATTGTGGTGACAATGTATTCATCACATAATAATGTAACACGAACTTTTAAATTCCATGATGCATTGCTTTCAAGTATTGGTGCTATTACATTGGATCAAGCTGATGAAACTGCTGGACCAGTAGCCACCAACGTTGATTTCATGTATTCAAGGAAAACTTTTGTATAATTGAGAGGAATATAATATGGCTTTAACTATTGAATATATAATGAAAGAATGGGAAGAAGACGCAGAAATAAATAATCTAATGCTAGAAGAGGAATCAAAGAAGATTCCAAAGCTACACGCAAAATATATTAATATGTACACCCATGAAAAACTCCGTTATAAACATCTGGACATGAAGCATAAGATCTTGCTTAAAGAAAAATGGTTATATTATAATGGTAAGTATGATAAGGCTGAGTTAGATAGAAAAGGTTGGTCCTATGATCCATATGATGGACATAATAAACCAATAAAAGGTGACATGGATATATATTATAATGCGGATCCAGATATGCAAGCATCACAGTTAAAAATGGATTATCAAAAGGAAATGATAGACCTATTAAAAGAAATCCTGGAATCAATTAAATGGCGACACTCATCAATTAAGAATGCAATTGATTTTATGAGATTTACTTCAGGCGGTTAATAAAAAGGAACGTTGTTATGAAGATTGTGGTAACCAAGAAGAATGAATCTCATTTATATATTGATGCTGAAATAGGTATCTTATACGAGCTTGCGGATTTCTTCTGCTTCTATGCTCACAATTATAAGTTCCATCCTTTGTTTAAATCAAAGCGATGGGATGGCAAGATTCGTCTTTTTAATACAAACAAATGCACCTTACCAGTTGGTCTGTTTAATCATCTTCGTGAATTTGCGAATGCCCGTGGTTATGAATTGACGACCGAAATAAGTGATCGCTATGGTATGCCAAATGATTATGAAGGTATCGATGGTGCTGAGTTGGCCACCTTCTTCAATAAGTATATCAAACTGTCTTCCAAAGGCAAGGCTATCGAGCCACGTGATTATCAGGTAGAGGCAGCGTTAAAAGCAATCAACGAAAAACGGTTATTGATTCTAAGCCCTACTGCATCTGGTAAGTCATTGATCATTTATATGATGATGAGATGGTTTCTACAGGAAAAGAGAAAGCCTGTTCTTGTGGTTGTGCCTACTACTTCGTTGGTAGAGCAAATGTCAGGTGACTTCGTTGATTATTCTGAATTTGATGAAGGATTTGATCGCGAAGATATTCAGCTAATCTACTCCGGAAAAGAGAAGCATAACATCACATGTCCTGTTGTCGTTTCAACTTGGCAGTCAATCTATAAAATGGGATCTTCTTGGTTTCAACAATTTGGTATGATCGTTGGTGATGAAGCACATTCGTTTAAAGCTAAGTCGTTGACCGCGATTATGGATGCATGTACTGAGGCCCAGTATCGAATTGGAACTACCGGTACTTTGGATGGAACTGCTGTTCATAAGATGGTTTTAGAAGGTATGTTTGGCCCTGTCCATAAGGCAATCACTACAAAACAACTTATGGATAGAGGCGATGTCGCAGACCTGAAAGTCAAGGTGCTTATGCTCGAATATACGGAAGAGCAACGTAAGTTGATATCTGTCAAGAAGACTAGGCATACATATCCCGAAGAAATTAAGTTCTTAACATCGCATGCAGGTAGAAATAAATTCATTAAAAATCTGGCAACATCGCTCGAAGGTAACACGCTTTTGTTATTCAATTATGTTGACAGTCATGGCAAACCTCTATATAATATGATCAAAGAAAAAATAGAGGCAACAGATCCAGGTCGTAAGGTATTTTATGTTTCTGGTGAAACAGCAGTGCAAACCCGTGAAGATATTCGTACATTGGTAGAGAAGGAAAAGGATGCGATTATCGTGGCTAGCTTGGGTACTTTCTCTACAGGGATTAACATTCGAAATCTCCACAATATCATCTTCGGATCGCCATCGAAGTCACAGATTAAAGTGCTACAGTCTATTGGCCGAGGATTGAGAAAATCAGATGATGGTCGCCATACCACGTTATATGACATAGCCGATGACTTGCATTGGAAACAGAGAAAGAATTATACTCTGAATCATGCATCAGAAAGAGTCATGGTATATAATAAAGAGCTATTCGATTACAAGTTGATTAAGGTGAAGCTGGATGGATAACATAAAAGATTTGATCGCCAAGTACCATGTCAAGACTGTAAGAATGATCGATGGATCTCGTCTGATTACAATGACAGGGGATACTAGACCAAAGGACAACCCAACCAGCGTTGACCTGATTCATCCCTCTACGATTGAGACCAGAGATGGTAAGGTAGCAGTCCTGCCATGGAATCTGTATACTGACGACTATATATATTGTATACGGTTGACAGATATCATTACTTTGAATAACTGTACATATGAGTTAGCCCACTTCTACATAAAAACTCTATTGGGTCGCAAAGATGATGAACTTACCGATGATGAACTAGCTATCGTTGGAAGTGATCTATTGTCTCAAGAAACCTCTATGGAGTATCCTATCTCTTCATCTAAGAATATCCATTAGGATACTCCTTAGAAGTCTTTACGTTTCTTTATATCTCTACCGTCCCGCTGACAATGATTTATTATAACATGAAAATCAGAAAAAAGCAACCCGGTAAACGCAATTAATTTCATTTATTTTTAAAATAATTATATGTTGCCAATAACATGTTATGATGGTATAATATATTATACATTCAAAAAAGGGACTACATTATGGCCAAGAAAACCAATAAAAAAGATCGACCACATTACGTTGACAACATTAAGTTCTCAGCATCTGTCAATGAATACGTTGAAGCCGTTAACATAGCAAAGGACAACGAAGCACCAGTGCCAGTGGTACCGCGATATATTGCAGAATGCTTTATGCTGACATCAGAAGGTCTGAGTCACGCACATAACTTCGTTCGTTATCCTTTCCGTGAAGAAATGGTACTGGATGGTATTGAGAACTGCCTTCGTGCAATCAATAACTATGACATTTCCAAGGCAACTCGGACGGGCAAGCCTAACGCGTTTTCGTACTTTACTCAGATTTGTTTTTATGCGTTCGTACGCAGAATTGTTAAAGAGAAAAAGCAGCAGGCCATTCAAGAGAAAATTATTGAGAATCTAACTCATAATATGATCTTAGAAAATGACGAAGATACCTATATCTCATTCTTGCAAGATGGTGTAGATCAGTTCAAGCTTGACAATGAAAAGTTTGAAAGAGAATCTAAGTCTGATGAAGAAGAGCAGGAGCCTGTGAAGAACGTAAAGCCTGAACATCCAAGCAATATCAATAAGTTCATGTGAGGTATTACTATGTTATGTCCAAAATGTCTAAAACACTTTTCTTCTGAGCATGCAATTGTTCCGGAAAAATGCCACGCAGTAACTGTAGTGATTCCCGAACTTACCGGTGAAACAACTTATGACGGTTGGGCACATTTTATAAAGGAAACAGGTAGCTCAGTATCAGATTTCTATAAGTATAAAATGGGGTATATTGAATGAAAGTAGCCATACTCAATGACACTCATGCAGGTGCTCGTAATAGCTCTGACTTGTTTATGCATTATCAGGAACGATTTTATCGCGATGTATTTTTTCCATATCTATTGGAAAATGGCATTACTGAGATCATTCATTTAGGTGATTATTACGAGAATCGAAAGTATATCAACTTCAAGGCCTTGAACCATAATCGGAAAATCTTTCTGGAAAAGTTACGTGAATATGGCATTCACATGACAATCATTCCAGGCAATCATGATGTAATGTATAAGAACACAAATGAGGTTTGCGCGATTAAAGAACTTCATGGTTATTATACTGATTGTGTGGATGTGATAATGGAGCCAACGGATATTACCTTTGCAGGGTTTACATTAGGTTTGATACCGTGGATTAACCAATCAAATTACGATGATACTATTGATTTCTTAGACAATAGAACCAGAGCTTCATGGATTGGTGGACATCTTGAATTATCCGGATTTGAAATGAATAAAGGTGTTGTTCAAAGCCATGGTATGTCAGCTGGGTTATTCAAGAGATTTGAACAAGTAATCACCGGACATTATCATACCAAATCATCCAATGGTAATATAACGTACTTGGGATCGCAAATGGAATTTAACTGGTCTGATTGCGAGGATTCTAAATTCTTTCATGTTCTTGATACTGAGACACGGGAATTGGAACCAGTACGAAATCCAATCACATTGTTTGATAGGATTGTATATGATGATATAGAGAATGATTATAATGAATATGATGCCACAGACCATACGAATAAGTTTATCAAACTCATAGTCAAGAACAAAACTGACATGAGAATGTATGATTCGTTCGTTGAGAATTTGGTGTTAGCATCTTGTCATGACCTTAAAATTATTGAAACATTTACAGAATTTCTTGGAGATTCTATAGCCGATGACGCAGTATCGATCGAAGATACAGGCACATTACTTAACGAATATGTAGACCTTGTTGAAACAGATTTAGATAAAGAACGTATCAAATCTATAATGAGGGGATTATATGTCGAGGCTCAAAACGGTGACCTTCTATGATTATATTTAAAACAATTACATGGCAAAACCTCTTATCTACTGGTACTAATCCGGTGACTGTTCGCTTGAATGATGTGGCTACGACATTGGTTGTAGGCCAGAACGGCGTTGGTAAGTCAACTATGCTTGACGCTCTTTCATATGCATTGTTTGGCAAACCGCATCGCGATATTAAAAATGCGCAGCTGATCAATTCTATTAATGGCAATAAGATGGTTGTGACCTGTGAATTTTCTATTGGGTCTAATGAGTTTAAAATCGTCCGTGGACTCAAGCCATCTATATTTGAGATTTGGCAGAATGGTAAGGAAATAGACCAGCGCGCTAATGCACGTGATTTTCAGAAATTTCTTGAGCATAACATTCTGAAATTAAATCATAAGTCCTTCCATCAGGTAGTGGTATTGGGTTCTGGGTCGTTTATCCCTTTCATGCAATTGTCTCCGAATCATAGAAGAGAGGTCATTGAGGATCTTTTGGATATTCGTGTGTTTACAACGATGAACCAATTGCTTAAAGAAGATGTGTCTAATACCAAAGAAGAATTGCGTAATGTAACTTCTAGTATGGACGCTACTATGGATAAAATTGATCTGCAGAAAACCCATATTCGCGAAATTACTTCACTGAACGAAAATCAGGTAGAGGTTCGCAAGAATAAAATTAAAGAGTTGCATGAACGAATTAATGTTCTTAGTAAATTTGTGGACGATGAATCTGAAGGCCTTCAAGAGAATTTGAATTTGGCTCAGGTCCAGAATAAAGAATATAATGAAGAGAAGAATAGGCTTCGTGTATTGGAATCTACGTATAAAGCTGAGCTCAACATATTGGTTAAAGAAACAAAGTTCTACACCAATCATGATAATTGTCCTACCTGTTCGCAAGAGATTGATAAGGTAACCAAGAAGCAGAAGTTTAAGGATGCTAGCGAACAGGCGTTGGTTATTCATGATAAGTTGAAGGATGTTAAGGTTAAATTGTTCAATGAACAGAAGATGATCGATGATAATGAAAAAACGTGGGATTGGTATAAGGCCCAAGAAACTGGAGTACTAGATGCTGTCCGTTCTATTAAGTCATATAATTCTACAATTCGTACATACCAAGATGAAATTATTTCGATTCAGGGTAATAATGATTCTGCAGAATATGCGAATGCTGAATATACAAAGCTTCTTGAAAAGAAAGATACATTGATGAATGATAAGGTTCAACTACTTGAAACCGCTTCATATCATTCTGTAATCGCTGAGATGCTTAAAGATACGGGAATCAAGACTAAGATTATCAAACAATATCTTCCGGTAATGAATCAGCTTATCAATCATTACTTACAAGTACTTGACTTCTTTGTATCATTCCATCTTGATGATTCTTTCAAAGAAGAGATTCGTTCACGCCATCGGGATGCTTTCAATTACTCATCATTTTCCGAAGGCGAGAAGGCAAGGATCGATTTATCCCTGATGTTTACTTGGCGGCATATTGCCCGGTTGAAGAACTCGGCCAACACCAACCTATTGATCATGGATGAAGTTGGAGATTCGTCACTGGATAATGATGGACTGGATCAATTATTCAGAATCATCGAAGTGGCGGAGCCAAACTCAAATGTGTTTGTGATCAGTCATCGTGGTTCAATGGACGACAGATTTGATTCTAAAATTGAGTTTGTAAAGGACAAAAATTTCTCAAAAATAAAGTGAGAAACCTGTTGCCATGTCCCTGCAAGTGTGTTATAATTATTATATTGAATCGGAACACACTAGAGAGAATATATTATGAATAACACACTTGCAGGTCCATTTACAGTAGAACAGATTGAAGAATTTTACAATGTAAATTATACAGATGGTTTTGAAGATTTGACTATAGTCAAGTACAATGGCCTCAAGACGGATGGTCAGCATGTATACAACATTGTCGCGTATGATGAAAATGAAGATAAGTTTGTGGTAACTCAGTTATATGTGTATCTTGACAGTGACGGCAAACTTGCTGTTGATTTTCCTGGCATGCCCGACAGCGAGCATGATGATTACGATGAAGCTGTTGACGCTGCAAACAAATAATAAAGAGAGATTATATTATGCCATTACCATCTAAACAAACATACGGAAATCTCGTAGTTGACAATCAAACCAACTACTGCCAGGACTTTCGCATAAAAGAGTTTGTGGATCAGATCCTAGCTAAAGAAGCTGATACAGGAGTTTTTGTTCCTGAATTTTCGGATTGCCATATGCTAGTAACATTTTATCAACAAAAAACAGAAGATGGTGGACGACTGTTCGTTGCCACTGATATGAATGTTGATGTACCAAAATGGTGGTATGCAGGAACGTAGGAGATATATGTATGCAAATCACACATGAACAAAAGAGAAAGCAATTGAAGAAACCTGTTGCCATGTACCCGAAAGTGTGTTATAATTATTATATTGAATCAGATAACCACTAGCGAGAATATATTATGAAATCATTTATGAAGAAGTACTTTGAAGTTGAAACTGTTGGCGCTGCAAGC